ATTAAATGTCACTGGTAACATAAGTGGCGCAGTGATCAACACAGGTGCATTAAACGCAACTGGTGCTACTACTTTAGTTGATGTTAATTCAAGTGGATTTATCAATACAACTGGTAATATCAGTGGCGCAGTGATCAACGCAGGTGCATTAAACGCAACTGGTACTACTACTTTAGTTGCCGTTAATTCAAGTGGATTTATCAACACCACTGGTAATATCAGTGCTTCAGCAGTAAATGGAGCAACTTTAAATGTCACAGGTACTAGTACATTAGCCGCAGTTAACTCAAGTGGATTCATCAATACAACTGGTAACGTATCAGCGAGCACAGTAAATGCCGCTCAATTTAACACCACAGGTAATGTATTAGCTGCAGGTGGTACGTATAATGCCTTAGCAGTAAATGGTGTATTAACAGTAACAGGTAATGTAATTGGTGGGCTAGGACAATTTGCAGCTATCAATTCAACACCAATTGGCAATGCGACTCCAAGCACAGGCGCATTCACTGATCTACGTGCGACTGGCACAGTATATGCTAATGCCACAACAGATTCAACTACATTAACCACTGGTGCATTAATTGTTGCTGGTGGCGCCGCAGTAAGTAAAAGCATGTTCGTTGGTGAAGGCATGCGGATCAACAGCACACAATCAGCTGAAACTTTCCATGTACTAGGTCAAGGTACAAATAACAGTTTGATCTATGCAGATCTAGCTAAAAACGCCATAGTGTTTGGTGGTGCTAATGCTGCAGTACAAGATGGTGCAGTTGTTAAATTCAATAGCACTGGTGCTATTGTAGTTCCGGTAGGTACTACAGCCGAACGTCCAGGTTCTACAGGTAATACTAACGTGCAGGGCATGTTACGTTTCAACACTACAACAAGCCTACTAGAGTTCTTTGATGGTAGTTCGTTCACTGCAGCAGGTAGTGTATTTACAGTTATCGCTACAAACACCTTCAGTGGTAATGGAGTGCAGACAGCATTCACGTTGAGTTCCTCCTCTACTACAGCAGCCACATTGGTAATGGTCAACGGTGTGGTACAGATACCAACCACAGCCTATTCTGTTTCTGGTACTACATTGACATTCACAGAGGCTCCAGCATCAGGCGATGCGATTGATGCACGGACACTCACTACTACATCTACAGTATCAGCGGTATCAAGTGGTAACGGTTTTAACAACTTCGACGTTGCAACAGCACCTTATGCTAACATCACAGCGGGTACCAGCGCGGCCACAGTGCGTGTCAGTGTTGATGGTTCGACTGGTAAGGTAACATTTACCAATGATGTCTTGATCAATGGTCAATTGACAGTATTAGGTGACTCAAGTGGTAATATTAATATTGGTAATGAAACAGGTGATAGATTGCAGTTACGTGGTAAGACAGTCTATGATCAGACAGCTATTAATGTACCTAACACTAATCTTAAAGAACTAGATAGTTACAGCACAGCAGCGTTTACCACTGCTAGATATACAGTACAGATCAAGAATGGTAGTAGTGTTTCAGCGGCTGAATTAATAGTTTCTCATGACACTGCTACTGCAAACATAGCTACCTATGCTGTGCTTAGTACCGTGCCAGGGACTTTCCAAGCAAATATCAGTAGTGGAACCGTGAGATTGTTCTATACGCCTGATAATGCGCAGAATGCAAATATCAAGCTGTTAACTACTTATATAGTGTAATAACGAAGATAATACTAATGCTTAATTTAACCAAAAAGCTGTTTAGGAAAAACTACACTGGTGAAGACATAGTACAGGAACGTAAACTTACCGGGGGAAAATGGGAAACTATTACTGAGTATGTGCCAAATAATGTTATCAATAATCAGATCTCAAATCGGGCGGTGATATTTGGTAATGGTACAGGTAGAGAAAGTTTTCCTATACAACACATCCTACGTAAAAAAAGTGGTTTGCTAGGTGCAGACAGTCTACAGAGTTATGCCTGTAATGCTTTCTATAGAGATCATACTCCAGATTTCCTAGTAGTCAGCAACAGAGTCATAGCAGATGAATTGATAAAATCTGGTTATACCAAAGATAATATCGTCTATACTCATGTTGATATCAGTTTAGAATTTCCTAAAAGATTTTACCTAATACCTCACGATCCTTATGCTGATGCAGGAACTACAGCTGCATACATAGCCGCATTTGATGGACATAAGAAAATATATCTGTTAGGATTTAATGGACAAGATACACCTGGTGTCAATGACAATATCTACGCTGGCACTAAAGGTTACGATGCAGCTAATGCTACAGTATCAGATCTCAAATGGATAGCTAACATCGCGGCACTGTGCAGAATATATGATGATGTAGATTTCGTCAGGGTAACTGAGTCAGGAAGACGACCTACTCCAGAAATTTGGAAATATTTGACCAATCTAAGACAGATCAGCTTCCGTGATTTTGTTTTAGAAACAGATTTATAGTATCGTTTCTAAAGTTTTTAATTTACTAATTACCGCTTGGAAATTAATCGTACGCCAGACTCCGGGGTGTAAAGGTTTGGGATGGTCCTCTAGACTGACCCAACAGTATCCTCTGTGTTCTGAATTTAATTCTGGAACAAATTCATCATCTACTGGTGCGATGAAAGTGTGATAGGTAAAATTACCATTGTCACTGGTAAATTTTTCTATTGGAATAATTCTAGCGTCGTTTATGATCCCACCCAACTCTTCTTTGATTTCTCTAGAAAGGCTATGGATTATCTGTTCGTCCGGCTCAACTCGGCCACCGACGACCCCCCAGGTTCCTTCATATTTACTACTATTACGTAATAAGAATAGATAACGTTTGGTTTTAGTGCAATAGATAAAAGCGCCAACGTTTTCTAAAGGACCAATGTCCATAGACCGTTCTTGTATTCGCCTTCCCAGCTTTTGACCCACTGATCGAGATACCATTTATATTGAATTCCAGTATTTAGATTACTTACATATTGTACACTTGTAGCACCACTACTGTCAAATACTACAGACCATTTAGTACCATCATATTGGATAATATCATTGGCACCAGCCACTAAATCTATACCACCGGAGCCCTGCCAAGCACTAGGACCTGAGCCTGGCGCATTATCAAAACTACCAATGCCATGCAGGATTAAGAATCTAGTTCCAGCAGCTGGTGTGGTAATATCACTTGAAACCTCTACTTGGCGAGGATCAATTATGGCATTTATGGGATCTAAGGTATTAGTGGGGTATGTATCTATGTCAGCGTTAAAAATTAATAGACTATCATCAGTGGGATGATAGCTAACAGTACCTACGACTTCAGCAACTTCATCGTCTGTTAGCAGTCTCACTTGGCTTACACCATTTTCTAATACACCATATACATTTATAAGACTTCGCCAGATATCTCTGGTTCCAACTTTTACTGGTGTTTCTGTTACAGGATGTTTTGGAGTAAGATCAGTTGGTGGATCTCTAGGATCTTCAAATTCACTGTATTTCAACAGGGTCAGCGTATTACCTATTAACAGCACACCGTAGTCTAAAGGAGTAAAGTACTGTCTTGTGCCCATGAGATTAGTGTCGTTATAAACGTCTTCGCTGAGATTACCGTCGCTATCATGTATGCTGGCTATAATTTTTTGTATCACACCTAGTTTTTTAACCTTAGCTGGTGCTGAGATCCAAATTGGTAACTTGAATGTTAGGGTAGCCACGTCTATGGGGTTTCCAGTTCCAATAGGAACACTACGGCTGGACCAATTTGGTGATTCAAGATATACTGCTGTTAGGCTAGTCCAATCTATATAATTATCTGTGGACTGTATTTCTAATGCTGGATTAAACAATACGATCAGCTGTTCTAGCAGTTGTAGTTTCTGTTTGGTATTTGAGGTCCAGATATCTAATTTTAGCTCGAGAGTATATGGCACAGGCATCAGCCTCTCTATGCTAAATGCGTTACCTTGTCGTGCTTCATACTCTTCTGTATCTTCATTATAATAACGTTGGCGGATACTCATCTTGCCTACGAAATTAGGATCTTGTACACGATCGCGATCGTAGGTTATGTTATTGATGTACACAGTCATAGCCGGTACTGTTGGCGTAGCATTTTCACTGGCGTTGGTCAAGATCTGTGCTACCTGTCGGCTACCGTCGGCATAGTAAGCAGGTACACGCTGCAGGGTGGTGTTACCTTGGCGGTCTTGACCAAACTCTACTTGGAAGCCCGATACCATGCGTATGAATTGAGCTAGGAATCGCTCAATCTGGGCATCATAAAAATATTGCTGGAGTGCTGGCATAATTAATTATCCGCTGAAGCTCTTAGTGCGTCACTTAGACTTTGTCTCTGATATGTAACATTAGCATAGATAGTATATTCTAGTACATCATTGGTATTTAATGTTGTAGATACCGTAAATGATATATTTCCTGCTGTATTAGCGATGGTGTTGTTAATGATCTTGCTGTTTAGTTTGGTCTTAACACCATAAGTATTCTTGTAAGCTGTCTTGGTAACAACTTGTTTAGAAGCTAGTGTAAATGATAGAGTCTGTGCATTGGCCGCAGGCGTATATGCACCAGATGAAATACGTATCGCGTCCCAGGCCAATGCATTAGCATAATTAGCATCTGTGTTATTGACAAATCCGCTACGCTGTGTGGTATTTGTCGCACCTGGTGTAAGGTTGGTACGTAGGCCATCTTCTATCTTGACCCAACGACGACCATCGAAACGGAATAATCTATTGGGCACATAATCTAACCTCAAGAAGTAGTCACCAACGACTGGGCTTGTTGGGTAAGCTATACCAGCGGCGACTGCGGCACCGTTTGGTGGGAATGCATCGCTGGTTAAATAACCCCTGACCTTGTCGCTCGGTGATACTGTGCTTGAACTCGAATAGGTATTACTTGAGACATTGGCATTAGAGCTAGCGAGTATGCCCTGTGGATCGCCCGGCTGTCCTTCTTGCGTGACTGGAGCAGTGTATAGATTAGTAGTGTCATATCCACTCTTGGGTACGTCAGTCTCTGCACGGGCTACTATAGCATCATTGATTTCTATATATTTGTTATAGGTACTGATCACTTGACCTAATGGAGTATCATTTGCATCCGCTACACCATCACCGTTAGTATCGCCAGCGGCGATATTGTCTAGTATGTCTTTGTATTCTTGGCTGTCTACTAGGGGTTGTAGTTTAACACGCCATAGATGTGGATACCAAGTTGGTGAAAATCCCTCTGCCGCACGTGTGGCGTCTTGTACCACATAATAACGTTTGAGTGCCGCAGATAATGTGTCATCTAGAGGATAATAGTCTTTTAAATTTGGTAGTTCTAGGACATCACCTACCATGATCTTGCGACCGATTGTGTCAATCATGTCGTTCAAGTGGAACACAGCGAACATGGTATCACCAGTTAGGAATAGACCAAATTGTTGTAGATCAAAATCGTTGTCATTAATACGATATATAGTGCGCATGGTATAGACACTGGTGTCATACTTGCGATCACGGTTTTCCAAGAACAAGAGATCTTGGATGCTGGTAATGCCAGTGGTTCCTGGTTCAGTATTGCTAGTAAAGGGTTGATCTATCGGTCCGAGATATTTGTGTAGATAAACATCCACTCCGCCCACAGTGAACATTTCACTTATACGCTGGTCAAAAAATTTGTAGTCGTTGCCCTTGTTTGGACGCCACAAAGAAAGTTTTGGCATTATCTAATCCTAATTATCTAGTATTTATCGCCGTTGACTACCCAATCAAATGATGTTATACTAGTATTATGGCTGAAATTACTACAAGTTTAGATTGGGCATCTGTTAGTATTGAGCTAGAAAATGCCGCCAAACGTATGAAGCGCCATGGTTCTGAAATGTTAAAGATCAGCAGTAATATTGGGGACATGGTTAAACTTCTGTCAGAAGAAGAAATCAATTGCCGACGAATGGGCAAACAAACCCGCCAACACCGAGAACTAGTAGCCAAAATAAATCAAGAAATAGCCCAATTTGAACAGTATGTTACTTTTGGTGTTCTATTAAGTGGTTGACTTTACGTCGAATATCATATATACTGTATATAAATCATAAGGATACTGTATGGCAATAAAACTAGATGGCATGAAAAAGAAAGCCAAAGTTAAAAATATTAACTTTGCTGACGAAAAATACACAGGTAATGAACCCGTATGGGACTATGATCGTGCCCTAACTTTTTCAGATGGAGAATTTGATCATCACCTACGCAAGAGTTTTCGTTACTACAACTACTATTATAGTTCCAAAGATCTTAAAAAATATGTGGTAGCATGGTTGCGACAACACGAAGGTGATAAAGGTATCCACGTGTTAGATAAGACTACTATTGATCAATATGCCCGTTCAGCAGATAATCTAACACCAATGACAGTCTGCTCACTGATCAAAGCCAACACACAAGGCATGCCCTTGCGTGACAAACACGTAGAATATATCTTTGACGCTGTTAAACGTGTGCTACTGTTAAAAGCAGATGACACAGAAGAAGAAAAGAAAATCACTAAGAAACCTGAAGTTAAACTACCTACTATCCAAGACCGCATGAATGACGTAGCCAAGAAACACATCTTATACTTTGAAATCCTTGAAGATGGATTGTTCGCAGGTGAAACAGTGGATCCTAAAGCCTACGAATACCTAGTTAAGAATTTAGTACCACAGGCACTAATTAGCAAGATATCCTCAGTGTTTGAACCTAGACATGCAGAAGTGCAAGAAGCACGCAAGGGTGAATGTGAGCAACTAAAAGAAGCCTACAGCCACATGAAAGCCGCAGACTATAAACGCTATGATAGTTTCTATGAGAAACTGTTCCAAGACTTGGCCGCTTACAATCAAACTAAAAAGGCCACTAAAAAGGCCGCAGTCCGCAAACCACCACAAAAAGAAAAATTAGTTAAGAGCTTGAAATATCTCAAGCAAGATACTGCATTGAAGATTGTGTCAATCAATCCGGTAGATATCGTAGGTGCAGAAGTTCTATGGGTTTACAATGTTAAGAATCGCAAGATTGGCAAGTATGTAGCAGAAGCCATGGGAGGTGCGCTAGGCGTCAAAGGCACCACAATTACGGGTTATGATGCTAACAAGAGCACACAAAAAACACTTAGAAAACCAGAAGAACAGATCAAACAGTTCTTAACAAGTAGCAAAGTTGAGTTGCGCAAGTATCTTGAAAATATCAAGACCACAGAGATCAAACTTAACGGTCGTATCAACGCTGATACTATCTTATTAAAAGCAAACTAATCCCCTCAAGGTAGCGAAAGGCAAAGTTATCCTGTTGTAGATAATAAATACATGATAACAGGATAATTTAAATGTCTGAATTACCAGCAAACATATCATCAACATCTAGCAATCTTACCAATACCTTAAGTGTTCAGACCAAAAGTCTGTATAGCAACGTAACTGGTACAGGTGCTGGGCATATCGCATTTGATGCTAATCTACAAGCACAGCTAGATTCAGTAGCTAAACAGCAGAATGACATTATTGACTACTGCCGCCTACGCTTAGGCTATGGTATGATCGATGTTGAAGCAGACAAAGAACACTTCGACATGGGTATCAAACAAGCACTAATCCGCTACCGCCAGAAGAGTTCAAATTCAGTAGAAGAAAGCTATGTGTTTCTAGATATATATCCCGAAACACAGGAATATATCTTACCTAATTATATCATAGATGTCAAACAGATATTCCGCAGAGGTATTGGCAGTATATCTGGTACCACAGCCAGCCAATTTGAACCATTTGCATCAGGTTATCTAAATACCTACATGTTGGTAGCTGGACGTGTTGGTGGGCTTACAAACTACGAATTGTTTGTACAATATCAAGAACTGGCTATGAAGATGTTTGGTGGTTTTATAAACTACACCTTTAACAAAGTCACTAAAAAACTTACTCTTATACGAAAAATTCCATTTGGTGGGATCCAAGGCAGTGATCTCGTAAAAGAAAGCGTGCTATTATTGACCTACAATTATAAACCTGATCAGATCTTACTAAATGACCCGCAGGCATTTCCATGGATCCAAGACTATGCTTATGCTTTGACACTAATTAGCGTAGGTAATGCCCGTGAAAAATTTGCTTCAATAGCAGGTCCGCAAGGTGGTACAGCTTTAAACGGTACAGCACTTAAAGCAGAAGGTAATGAACTTCTACTCAAACTTGACGAAGAAATCAAGAACTATGTGGACGGTGGCCAACCAATGTGGTGGGTAACTGGTTAAAAACTTCTAGACAACAGTCTAAAACTCTCGTAAAATATTAGTATCAATCAAGGGGATTTCAATGAGTCAAGTCATCGGTATCGTAGGTCTGATCGGCGCTGGTAAAGACACAGTGGCAGATTATCTAGTTAATTTCCATGGGTATAAACGAGAAAGCTTTGCTAACAGCCTTAAAGATGCTGTGTCGGCAGTGTTTGGTTGGGATAGAACACTATTAGAAGGACGTACTAAACAAGCTCGTGAATGGCGTGAAACCAAGGACGAATGGTGGAGCAAACGACTAAAGCGAGATATAACGCCACGTTGGGTCCTACAGTATTGGGGCACCGAAGTAGTGCGTAAAGGATTCCACGATGATATGTGGGTGGCCAGCTTAGAAAATCGCCTACGACAGTCAACAGATGACATCGTTATCACTGACTGCCGCTTTCCGAATGAAATCAAAGCTATCCGCAACGCAGGTGGACGTGTGGTGCGTATCAAACGAGGACCAGAACCTGCTTGGTTTAATGATGCTCGTAGCATGAACAAGGGACCTACACGTAACATGAATTGGGCTTTAAGCAAACACAATATCGAAAAGTTAGGAATCCATGCTAGTGAAACAGCCTGGGTAGGAACTAAGTTTGATATAACTTTAAATAATGAAGGTACATTAGACGAACTTTACAATCAAATAGAACTGAATATAACTAAAAATTCAC